ACTTTCTATCATTACAGGAGGAGAGACATGACATCACAGAGAGCACACGAGCTTCGGGAAACTCTCTCGAACGCTATGCAGGAAGTATCCGATGAAATCGCTGTGGCATATCCTTTGATGTATCCCGAATGGGAGACAGACAAGGAATATCCACTCGGATTCAGATTCCGCTACAATGGAACGCTGTATAAAACTCTTCAGTTGCATACGAGCCACGAGGCGTATCCGCCCGACGTTACGGTCAGCCTGTACGCAAGAGTACTTGCGGGTCAGGACGACACTGAAATCGGAGAATGGGAACAGCCTGATTCCACAAACCCGTACATGATGGGCGACAGAGTGTACCACAACGGGAAACTTTGGGAGAGCACGATGGATTACAACGTGTTCGAACCCGGGGTCGCAGGATGGATTGAAGTAGCGGAATAATACGGGAAAAAGGGGGTAGCGCCCCTTTTTTATATATACAAGAGGCGGGGGAGCCATCTCCCGCCTCTCCCTCCAAAAGAGGGGAAGTCGAGCAATGCGCAGATTTCGGTCTGCGCATTTATTATTTCCGAATAAAAGGAGGATATATAAATGGAGAAGAAACTTACCGAAAGAGAACTTCTTGAGTTGGACGGTGTTACGGAAGATACGCTCGCAGAGTTTGACGACGCTGAAGGGGAGGAAGAAGAGTAATGGCATATACAAACAGCTCTCTCGTCGATTACAAGCTCATTTCGCCTTTTAAGGATGTAAACAGAGAACACGCAATCGACACCATCACCATCCACTGCACAGTCGGTCAGATTTCTGTTCAGTCGCTTGGCGCTATCTTCCAGTCAAAGCGAGCGAGCTCCAACTATGGCATCGGCTACGACGGAAAAGTCGGCATGTACGTCGAGGAGAAAGACCGTTCGTGGTGTTCGAGCTCAAAAAGCAACGATAACCGGGCCGTGACCATCGAGGTGGCAAGCGACAGCAAAGAGCCGTTTGCAGTCAACACAAAAGCGTACGAAAAGCTGATTCAGCTCGTGGCAGATATCTGCAAGAGAAACGGCATTAAGAGACTGCTGTGGGAAGGGGATAAATCCCTTATCGGCAACGTCGAGAGACAGAACATGACTTGGCACTGTTGGTTCAACAGCGGCAAGACCTGCCCCGGCACCTATCTCAAGAACAAGCATCCCAATATCGTGACAAGAGTAAACGCCATCTTGGCGGTTCAGGAAGAGGCGGAAAAACCCGCTGAGAAGCCTGCTGAAAAGCCTGCCGAGAATCAGTCGGGAACCTCGATTGCGGGCAGTGCGGTGAGCCTTGTGAGAGCGCCTCTGTACGTATCCGCAACAACCACCACTGTTTCGTCCTATATTACTGGCACCTACTATTACTGGGATTCCTCTGTCACCAACGGCAGGGTCAGAATCACGAACGCAAAATCCCGGGTTGGAGTCAAAGGTCAGGTAACAGGATGGATTGCTTCTCCGAGTGCAGAACAGGTCGCTGAGTCTCAGAAACTCACTGCAGGTCAGGTTATTAAAGCCTCTAATATGGCGCTGTACTATTCGAGCACGTCTGCGACAGCTACAAGCCGCATTTCGGGCACGTACTATCTGTGGTCTGCCGCTGTGGAAAACAACCGTGTACGGGTCACCAACGCCCTGTCACGGGTCGGAGTGCCGAAGCAGGTAACAGGATGGGTGAATGTTGCAGATATCACGACTGGCACCTCTTCGACAGCAAAGAAGACCATTACCGAAATCGCCAAAGAAGTGATTGCGGGCAAATGGGGCAACGGCACCGAGCGTAAGAAGAAGCTCGAGGCCGCAGGGTATAACTACTCTGAGGTACAGGCGAAAGTAAACGAGATGCTGAAGAAATGAGCAACAAGGCATACGAAATCCTGCGTATGTTCCAGTCCATGCTCCTGCCCGCTCTTGGGGCGCTTTACGTGGCGCTAGGGAACATTTGGGGGTGGCCCTATGTGGAAGCCGTGGCGGGCACGATTGCCGCTATAACCACCTTCATGGGCTGTATAGTGGCATACATACGCAAAGAGTACAACGAGAAGAACGGCATAGAGCCGATAAACGAGGAGGATGATTCCGATGATTGACCTTACTCCCATTTTTGCGGGTGCGATTCTTGTGATTTTCGGAGTGATAGCGGGGTTCCTTATCCCGTTCCTTCGCAGGAAAATGTCAGACTCCACCTATGAACAGGTGAAAGAAACTGTGTGGATTTTGGTCGAAGCCGCAGAGATGATTTTTTACGGCCCCGGCAGAGGGAAGGAAAAGAAAGAGTATGTGAAGAGGGCTCTTGAGGATATGGGATATACCATTAATTTGGACTATCTCGACAACCTTATCGAAGCCTGCGTATTGGAACTCAAAGCGCAGGAGATGGAGCAGAGTTAAGAGAAAAGGCACGGCTTGCATCACGCAGGTCGTGCCTTTTTTACTTTATTACAATGTGTATATGCCCACACATATATTTGGTCAAAATGACGAAAAAATATATGTTGACATCTATGTAAGCATATGATATGATAGGGTCAAAGAGAAGAGAACAAGGCAGTCGATTCGGCGCAAAAGTCTACATAGATTGCACGGATAAATGAAGAAAAACAAAAAATTAGTGTTGACAGCAAGCTATATATGTGGTATAATAAGGACGTACTTGAGAGGGGGACGATGAGTGCAACTTAGGAAGATGACGGTAGACGAGAAGCTGAAATTAGTGAAGGAACACTGCGAGGAACAGGAATCCTGCTACGAGTGCCCGTGGGGGCAGTTGGGGTATGACCACTGCTTTATAGCCGTACGGGCGGTCGTAGACGAAGTAGACAAGAAGCTGACCACGATGTTGAAAGACTATGAATTTTAATTAAGGAGGAAGAACCAATGTCAGCAAACGTAGAAACCATGATGTATGTAAGAGAGAAGCCGTGGCACGGACTCGGAACCCGAGTAGAGGAAGCCCCGACTTCCGCCGATGCGATGAGACTTGCGGGCCTCAACTGGGAAGTGAACCCGCTCCCGGTCTTCACAGCGGAGGGAGTGGAGATTCCTAACTACAAGGCGAACACCCGCTCCAGTGACGGAGCAGTCCTCGGGATTGTTTCGAACCGCTACAAGATAGTGCAGAACGGCGAAGCGTTCGACTTCACGGATGCACTGCTCGGCGAGGGCGTACGGTACGAGACCGCAGGAAGCCTGAACGGAGGCAAGCGGGTATGGCTCCTCGGGAAACTTCCCGAGCGGTACATTGTAGGGGACAAGTTTGAGCCCTACATTTGCTTCACGAACACGCACGACGGGAGCGGAGCGGTTCGGGTATGCATGACCCCGATTCGGGTAGTCTGCAACAACACGCTGAACGTAGCGCTCAACAGCGCCAAGAGGAACTGGAGCGCCGTACACAAGGGGAACATTGGGGCGAAGCTCGAAGAAGCCCGCATGACCCTGCAGTTGGCGGATGTCTACCTCAAGGAGCTTGAGGAGAGAGCCGACAGACTGGCAAACGCCAAGATGACCTACGACGAGACGGTCAAGGCGATTGAGACCATTCTCCCGATTCTGCCGAACGCAACAGACAGGCAGAAGGAGACGGTCAATGGAGCACGGGACTCCATTATGGCGTGCGTGTTCGCTCCCGACCTCGAGCAGTTCCTGTACACGAAGTGGGGACTCATTAACGCAGTGAGCGACTACGTTGGGCACTCCGCTCCGATTCGAAGGAACGACAACTACGACGAGAACAGGTGGGGCAAGATTATTGGCGGACACCCCCTGCTCGACAAGGTCGTAGACCTCGTAGCATAAACAACGGGGGAGCAACCCTCCCCCTATATGCCATCATAGCTCAATTGGCAGAGCAATCGCTTTGTAAGCGATAGGTTGTAGGTTCGAATCCTATCGGTGGCTCCATGTGTGGGATGCATACCACACACTGCGGTGGCGGAATAGATGGGCTGAGACCAAGAGAGTCGACACAGAGACTCCGAGTGCGAGAGACTCGTGGATACAGGCTTGAGGAATCGGCACAGTAAAG